GTCATAACCGTCTGTAATCGAGATAAAGCGAATCTTGAAAAATGGGAAAATCTGTTCCAGATAATTACCTGCCTCCAGATAATTTCGTCCAAGGCGGGATAAATCTTTTACAACAATGCAGTTAATCCGCCCCTGTTTCATATCCTTCATCATTTCTTCAAAAGCGGGACGCTCAAATTTTGTTCCTGTGAAACCATTATCTACATACATCTTATAGAGGTGGAGATCCTTGTGGTCATTGATGAAGGATAAAAGTAAGTCCTGCTGATTTTGCAGACTGTAGCCGTCAGTTTTTCCACTGTCCTCTACAGACAACCGGACATATGCCGCTGTGCGAAAGCCTGAATCGGAATCTTCCGGTATGCCCGAAACAGAAGTACATTCCGTTCCCAGCACAGCCGCTGTATTTAATCTTTTCTTTCGTGCCATACCTTACGCTCCCTCCTTTTCTTCAAGTCCTTTTACAAGCTCCTGTGCCTGCATAAAAGCATCTTCAA